GGGCCGCCGGCGGCCGGGCCGCCGGCGGCCCGGTGTCCGCCGGGAAGATGTACGAGGTCAACGAGCGCGGCATCCCCGAATTGTTGAGCGTTGGCGGACGGCAATTTCTGATGATGGGGTCGGACAGCGGGGCCGTTGTTCCATCTACCCCGTCCACTTTCATTCCTGCCGCCGCCCCGGCCCCGGCCCCGGCAGAACCCACCAATATCAACATCACCATCATCGCCGCCGACGCCCAATCCATCACCGACATGATGCGGCGCAACCCGCAGGCCATCCTCGGCCCGCTCCGCGATGCTCTCCAAAAGGGAGATCGCGGCCTGCGCGGCGATCTGCAAAAGGTGATGTGATGACCGCTTTCCCCGACTTCCTCACCAGTGTCGCGCCGGCCAACCCCCTCGCCGAGTCCATCGAGTTCCGGACCCTGGCCAGCGAGTACGAATCCGGCCAGGTGGTGAGCAAACAAAAGCGTCTTTTTGCCCGCCGGAGCGTCGATCTCAAATACCAGACCATCACCGTGGCCGAGGCCAAAACCCTGTGGCAGTTTTACCTCTCCCGCAAAGGCAAGCACCTGCCATTCAACCTTTTTTTACCCTTTGCCAACGACTACACCGGCGAATACGTAGGCACCGGCAATGCCACCACCGTTATCTACAACCTGCCCTGCAAGACATCATCCGCCCGTGCCATCTACGTCGCCAACCAGCTGCAAACCAGCGGCACGGACTACACCTTCAGCGCCGCCACCGGCGAAGACGGCGCCGACAAGATTACCTTTGCCGTGGCCCCCACCCTTGGCCAGTACATCACCTGCGATTTCACCGGCCGCCTCAAAATCCGCGGCAAGTTCGCCGAGGATCAAATGACATTTGAAACCTTTTACAATCGGTTGGCCAACACCGGGCTGAAAATCAAGGGGCTGCTCAATGCTTGACGTAAACCCCAACATCACCGCCCAACTCGCTTCCGGCGAGATCCGAGCCTTTACCCTGCTCAAGCTCACCCTGGGCGGCGTTACCCTCGGCTACACCGAGTGCGACGTCCCCATCGCGCATAACGGCATTCTTTATCAGCCGCGGGGCTACAAGCTCGGCGCCATCAGCCAATCCCTGGCCCGGATCGTCGACTCGGCCACCCTCGACATCGACAACCTCGACGATCAGCTAACCCCTTATTTTGTCGGCGGCAACCCGCAAGGAGCCCCGGCCGAGATCCTCCTGGTGGCCCTGGATGCGGATTACGAGTTGCTCGGCGCTTACCCGGATGACCATGTCCTGCTCTTTTCCGGCAGCCTCGATGACTGGCAGCTCGCCGAGGGAAACCTTTCGGTAACCATCACCAGCGAGATGGTCGCTTGGCATCAGCGCACCGCCCGGATGCAATCCTCATCCTGTTCCTGGCGGGTATTCAAAGGGCCGGAGTGCCAATACGCAGGGGAGCAATCCCGCTGCAATCGCTCCTATGCCCGCTGCGCTGAGCTGGGCAACACCGCCAACTTCGGCGGCGAGCGCTGGCTGCCGAGCATTGAGGGAAGCACCATCTGGTGGGGCAAAACCCCGGAGGTGAGCGCATGAGCCTGGCCCGGATCACCGCCGGCTTTGTCGGCAAGCCATACCAGCTTGGCGCAGTAGACTGCTTTGCCGCCATCCTCGACTATCTCGCCCAGCTCGGCATCGAGCTGCCGGTCGACTTTGAGGGGTACACCCGGCAGAGCTATGCCGCCCTGTACCTTTCCGACCCAGAGGCGGCCAAGGCGATGATGATCCGGCTGATCGACTCCCTGCTCCCCAAGGTGGCCCCGGCCATGGTGCTGGCCGGAGATCTGCTTTTGCTGCGGCTCGACGGCTCCCTGCCGTTTTTGGCCATCGACGGCGGCAACGGCCGGGTGCTGGCCGCCACCATCGAGCACGGAATCTGCCAGTTACCCCGCAACCGTTACCGCATCATCAGGGGGTGGCGATGCCGGCAGCAATCCCTTTAGTCGTAGCAGCAGCCCTGTCCGCCGCCGAAATTACCGGCTTGGCGGCATTTCTCTGGATGGCCGGAGCCTCGGTGGTCTCGGGTTTGCTCCAGCAATCCATGGCCAAAAAGCCGCAGGGCGGCATGGCGCAGGGTGGTTACAAACTAACCAGCCGCACCAGCCAACAGCCGCATCGGGTGCTTTACGGCCAGTACAAGCTGGCCGGCAACGAGGTCTTTGTCGAGGCCACCGGCGAGGACAACAAACAGCTCTGGCTGGTGCAAAACTTCGCCGAGGGCGAATGCGAGGGGATTGTCGAAATCGCCGGGGTGCCCCAGTTATCTCTCGATGACAGGATCTACACCGAATACGGCGGCAATATCGAGTTCTGGTTCCACTCAGGCGCCGCGGCTCAAACCCATGATACCAACCTGGCTGCGGCAGTTCCCAAATGGGACGATGCCAAACACCATTGCGCTTACCTGGTGGCCCATCTCACCTACGCCCCTGATTATTTTGCCAATAAACCGGTAATCACCATCCTGCTGCAGGGGCGCAAGCTCTACGATATCCGCACCGAGGCCACCGCCTGGAGCGACAATCCGGTGCTGGCCGCCTACGACTGGTTTACCTCCACCCGCTACGGTCTGGGGGTTGACCCGGCCCGGCTCGATCTGGACTCCTGGATCAGCGCCGCCAACTACTGTGACGCCAAGGGCTGGCGCCTCAACATGCTCATTGCCGATCGCGGCAACTCCTACGACACCCTGGAGGACATTCTCCGCCATTTCCGGGGGGTGATTGTCTGGAGCGGTGGCAAATTCGCGTTGCGCTACGCCGATCTCAACTACGAGTCGGTGGCCATGACCCTTACCGACGAGCACATCCAGCAACAGGCCGGCGGACGGGCCTCACTCTCTATCTCCCAGCCCAGCCGCTACGGCAAAGCCGACGGCCTGCTGGTCAAATTTGTCGATGCCGAGAAGGGCTACAGCCTCGATGATCTGCCCGTCGGCGACCAGGCCGGGATCATCAACGATCTGACCTTGTCCGGCTCCACCGACAAAGACCATGTCGCGGAGATCGGCACTTATTTCCTCGAACGGGCCAACCTCGACCGCACCATCAGCGGCGTATTCCGCGATGACTGTGTCGGGCTCGAGCCCCACGATCTGGTCGCCCTCACCGCGTCATCGCTGGCCCTGATCGCCCAATTTTTGCGGGTACAACAGCGCGACCGGCAAGACGACGGCTCCGTTGCCCTGGTCATGTCCTACGAGGACGAATCCCTCTACAACCGGATCTTAGACCTCACCCCGGAGAACATCTACACCTGCACCCTGCCGGATCGCAGCACCCCGCCGCCTGGGGTGGGTAATATTCAGATCGTTGAGGAGAACTACAATTTTCGCCTGCGTACTTTCACCCGCCTGCTGGTAAGCTTTACCCGCCCGGCCGCCTACCCCTGGTTCGACCGAACCGAGGTCTGGCTGTCGCTGGACGGCGGCGTCACCTACACCCACCAGTTCGATACCACCGGCGACGGCTTTACCCTCGACCCAGTGGAAGAGAGCAGCACCTACTATCTCCGCCTGATCAGCGTCTCGATCCATGAGCTGCGCACCCCACTCAACCAGGCGTCGGTGGTAAGCCGCCTGATCTTGGGCCGCAACGATGCCCCTTCCTCTCTGGCGGATTTGGCCTGTATCGTCGGCGAAAACTCCACCATCAGGGCCTACAGCACCCAGCTTTCCGATCCGGATGTCGAATTGTACGAGTTCCGCCTGGGGCTCAGCTGGTCCAGCGCCATATTCCTGGCGGCTCTCTCCTCGCCGAATCTGCCCCTGCCTGGGGTAAAGCCCGGCAATCACACCCTGTTTGCCAACACCCGGTCTACCGGCGGCTTATATGGCGAGACGCCGGTGTCCGCCTATGTGAGTCTGGCCGAGCCGCCGGACCACTGGACCGTGTCCGCCACCCATGCCGGAGACTACAGCAGCGGGACTTTCACCAACGCCGAGATGGTGAGTTACAGCGGTCAAAACCACCTTCAATGTTCGCACACCAGCGAGCTGCTCACCGGCAGCTATAAGTCGGCGGTAATCGATCAGGGAACTTCCGGCCGCTACCTCGCCTATATTCTGGCCGAGGCGGTGGTCGTCGGCCAGGGCCAAACCTGGGCGGAAGTGGTGCCAGGCTCGACCACTTGGGCGCAACTCGACGTCAGCCACCGCTGGCGAGAGATATTCCAGCCCTTGTCCGCCCCGACAATCCGGATGCGCCTCTGGTACGGCGAGAGCAACCCGCCCACTAATGTGGTGGACCGGCTGGAGATTCTCAGCGCCATCGTTGAGGGAAGGTACTACCAGGTGGAAATCGAAATCACTGACCCGGCCCTGACCATCACCGGCCTGGCCGGCCCCTATACTCTCAAATTGTGTCAATAGGAGGGCAACATGACCCAGAATTTTACCGACAACTGTTTTGATCCAAACAACACGGCCCAGACCGATCTACAAAACATCGAAAACAACTTTGCCGCTGTTAAGAGCCAGTTCAGCGGCGCCGGTGCCCCAGCCAACCCGGTGCCCGGCATGCCCTGGGTAGATCTGACCCGCCACATGCTCTGCTGCCGCAACGAAGCCAATAACGCCTGGCTGGATGTTTTTAACTTGGCCACCGGCCAACCGGCCTACACCCTGCCGGCGGCAACGGCCGCAGTCAGGGGCGGCATCAAGCTCGGCGCGCGGCTAAGTCTCACTGGCGACGTCCTTTCCGCCGATAATCAGACGCCAACCTATCCGATTGCGGTAAACCTCGGCGGCACTGGCGCGTCCACGGCCAGCACTGCAGCTGACAATCTGAGCGTGGTCAAGCGGGATCATGGCCATAACGGAGAGGGGAGCCTGTGTTTTGCAAGGATGGGAGGCGAATCCGGGCTGAATGTAACAGCCGGGACCACATACGCCGGGTCGTCATTATGCGCAACCGGGATTACCTCAACGGGCACGCTATATGCTAGCGGGGTGGCCTTAACCGGCACCTGGCGGGCTTTAGGCACCGTGCAAGATAATGCCGAGGTGGCCTGCGTGGCCACGATATTTCAGAGGGTCTCGTGATGCTCGCCACCCTCCGCGAAGATATTATCATTGCCGTCGGCCGAGGCGACTTCGAGATCGGCAGACTCCCCGCCGGGGTTGGGGTCGAACGTCTGCGCTGGGATGGCGACCAGATCATCGACCTGGCCGAGGCTGCCACCATCCACGTCCGCCACCTCTCCGGCAACCATTTTGAGCTCCACGCACTCCCGCTGCCGGGTACCCAGCCGGTGGCCATGCGCTACCAGGATCGCGCCAGGCTCACCGTGGCCGAGGGCATCATCCGCCTAAAAACCGAAGCCGAGATCCAGGCCGCCCAGCTTGCCGCCGCCTCCCAAGCAATCCGCGCCCGCTACGCCCGGCAGATGGCCGCCATCGCCGCGCCCTATACCTCGGAGGAGCGCGAAACCTGGCCTATCCAGCTAACCGAGGCCGAGGCCTACACCGCCGACCCGTCCGCGCCGGTGGCAATGCTTGCCGAGATTGCCAGTGCGCGGGGTATTTCGGTACCCGATCTGGTGGCCAAAATCATGCACAACAACAGCCAGTTTCGCGGCGCGGTCGGGCGATTGCTTGGCCTCCAGCAGTGGGAACTAGACAGCTTGTAATTTTAACCGGGGCCGAGCCTTTACTCTGCCCCTTTTACTCAGGCCGCATTTAGCAGCCTGCCAACCATCAAAAAAAAGAGGTAACCTTATGGGAGTTTGGGCGCACGCAGATGTATTGGATAACGGGATTGCTCACATCAAGGCCAACGCCACCAAGATGATGCTGATCAAGGCCTACTCGGCCGGGGACAGTTACGCCACCGTGGTCGGCAACAAGATCGCCGAGGTCACGGTAACCACCACCGATTTCACCTTGTCGACGAGCGGCTCTGACAGGCTGGTTACTGGTCCCTCCAGCAAATCCGCCGCCGCCTCGGCCAGTTCCGGCGCTACGCCGGCCCTCCACATCGCTTTCACCAACGGCAGCGACAAGGTTTTGTGGGTAACCGACGAGACCTCCGACCAGGTGGTCACCAGCGGCAATACCGTCAATTTTCCCGATGCGCTGGTTTATACCAGCTATCAGCCGACCATCCCGGCATAATGATCCGGCTAGTTACCTGGTGGCCGGACTGGCCGCCCGGTAACTATCGGGAGGTAACAATGCACTCATTAAATTTGGTCGAAGGGGCAGGCATACTGCCAAAAGAAGAGTGCAAGCAGTTGGCTGTGCTTGCTCAAGAACTGACCCACACTTTCGAAACGGCGCAGGTCTTCCGAACTTACACTGAGATGGTTGTGTCAGTCCTGAATGATGCCAAGCACCCTACCCCAGATAGCAAATACTGGCAGGCAGTCAGGGAGCAAAAAGTAATGTATGGAGAGCTAGTTTCTCTATCTTACGAGTACCGAAAAAAGCAGATCCAGGTCAAGAAGCTCCAGAGAAGTTTGAGCAACGAAGAGGATGATCTTGAGAAAGAAATAACAGTCATCGAAATCGAGCAGGCCGAATGGACCCTTCGCAACATGGAAAAGATTGCCCGTGATCGACTTAGAGAAATACTTGAATGGTCGAAGATCAAGGCCATTATCCTGCCGGATATGAAGTATGGGGTTGAGGACGTAAACGACCATCAATTAGAGGCCATGAAGCAGAGGTTTCGGGCCGAGGCCAGCTTAGTAACCAAACATACTCCCGTGGCTGACGCCCGCAACATTCTTGCCCTGGCAGATATGGCTCAGAAACTAGGAGGGAACGTCTGTGCACTACGCTAATATTTCAGGATGTGATACGGGGGAGGGTTTTATCGTTGGCTCCGATTGGGGTAATCTAAAATTCAATATTGTTGGAGATGTGGCTGTACTCGATGGCGATATTGGCCCGGCAACCATCTGGGTTGAGCGAATAGGGGCCAGGTTTCTCACCCCCGAAGAAATCACCGCTTTTGAGACGGCTCAGTACAGAGTATTGGCCAAAGTCGAAAGAGAAAAACAGGTTTCGGCCATCAAAGTTACGATTTCAACAGGCAAGACTTTTGATGGTGATGAACAGAGTCAGACCAGAATGGCGAGAGCCATAATTGGTCTACAGGCAGCGGGGATACCCTCATTAATTTGGATACTTGCAGACAACACTGTTTCGGAGGTCACGATTGCAGAACTTACTGAGGCAATGATTCTTTCTGGGCAAGCACAGGCTGCAATATGGGTAATTTAAAACGGTCTTACTGGAAAAATATATTGGTCGGGCTTGATCAATTTGTTGGAACTATTTTTGGTATTGATGCTGATGAGACCATAAGCTCGTATGTAGGCAGAAGGCACCCCGGAACACGGAGGGAGAGGTTTCTTAACTGGTTGTTCAATGATCCCAATCATTGCCGGGATAATATCGAATGGGATGAGGTAGGACCATGAGTGGGGTTTGGTCCTCTGGTGGGAATCTAGCCACAGCCAGACGGCAGCTTGCTGGTTGTGGCTCTCAGGCAGCTGGTTTAAGTTTTGGGGGATATGCGGCTAGTCGGTCAGCAGTCACTGAAGAGTATGACGGTACAAGCTGGTCCTCTGGTGGTAATCTAGCCACAGCTAGGAATCATCTTGCTGGTTGTGGCACCCAGACAGCTGGTTTAACTTTTGGCGGTAATAATGGCTCTGCGTTAGCAGTCACTGATGAGTATGACGGTACAAGCTGGTCCTCTGGTGGTAATCTAGCCACAGCTAGGTTTAGTTATGCTGGTTGTGGCACCCAGACAGCAGGGTTAAGTTTTGGGGGCGATGTGGGTGCCGACATCAGGTCAGCAGTCACTGAAGAGTATGACGGTACAAGCTGGTCCTCTGGTGGTAATCTAGCCACAGCTAGGAATTATCTTGCTGGTTGTGGCACCCAGACAGCTGGTTTAAGTTTTGGGGGGTTGACTGGCCCTGGGTCAGCAGTCACTGAAGAGTATGACGGTACAAGCTGGTCCTCTGGTGGTAATCTAGCCACAGTTAGGTATTATCTTGCTGGTTGTGGCACCCAGACAGCAGGGTTAAGTTTTGGGGGCAGTGGCGGCGGCGGTTCAGCAGTCACTGCAGAGTATGACGGTACAAGCTGGTTCTCTGGTGGTAATCTAGCCACAGCTAGGCATTGGCTTGCTGGTTGTGGCTCTCAGACAGCTGGTTTAAGTTTTGGGGGTTACACCGGCAGCAGTTTAGCAGTCACTGAAGAATATGGACCGCCACCCCCCCCCATATTTTTAACGGGGGATAATTGTAACCAGGTAGCCACCACGGCCCCCGGAGCAATCGTCCAGGCTCACGCTCTGACCGGCGCGGCATGCAGCCAAGCCAACACCACCACCACCGACAGCATCGGCCAGATCCACTTGCTGGTAGCAGCCGATTGTGGCCAGGTAGCCACCACGGCCCCCGGGGCAATCGTCCAGGCTCACGCTCTGACCGGCGCGGCATGCAGCCAGGCCAACACCACCACCACCGACAGCATCGGCCAGATCCACTTGCTGGTAGCAGCCGATTGCGGCCAGGTAGCCACCACGGCCCCCGGAGCAATCGGCCAGGCTCACGCTCTGACCGGCGCGGCATGCAGCCAGGCCAACACCACCACCACCGACAGCATCAGCCAGATCCACTTGCTGGTAGCAGCCGATTGCGGCCAGGTAGCCACCACGGCCCCCGGAGCAATCGTCCAGGCTCTCGTTCTGACCGGCGCGGCATGCAGCCAGGCTAACACTACCACCACCGACAGCATCGGCCAGATCCACTTGCTGGTAGCAGCCGATTGCGGCCAGGTAGCCACCACGGCCCCTGGAGCAATCGGCCAGGCTCACAACCTGACCGGCGCGGCATGTAGCCAAGCCAACACCACCACCACTGACAGCATCGGTCAGATCCACTTGCTGGTAGCAGCCGATTGCGCCCAGGTAGCCACCACGGCCCCCGGGGCAATCGGCCAGGCTCACGCTCTGACCGGCGCGGCATGCAGCCAGGCCAATACCACCACCACCGACAGCATCGGCCAGATCCACTTGCTGGTAGCAGCCGATTGCGCCCAGGTAGCCACCACGGCCCCCGGAGCAATCGTCCAGGCTCACGCTCTGACC